CTCTTGTTAGTTGTCTATGTTCACCACCACCAAGAACCAGATACATATAAGCATCCCCAACGTGTGAGTGTTCGTTCTTGTTTGGTGTATCTCTGTATCGCTCACCGCCAGATATCTGTACCCTCTTGAAGTGATACCCACCAGCTAAAGCTTTTCGTAGTCTTTGACATTTCTTGTCAATGAGTATGCCAGGTTTACCTTCAATCAGTCGGTTCATCGGCATAGCACCAGCTTCTCGTCTGACTCGGAAGTCGTTACTGTTTGTTGGTCTGGCTACCAGCCCTATAGACTTGAGATGGTCAAAAGCAGTAACCTCGTATATCTGGTCTCTCTGCATACCAGCAGGGTCTCCCCATACTAGCACATCATGCTTGGGAAACCTTGATGCCAGTTCTGACTTGAGCATAGAACCAAATCGTTCTAGCCCCATATCGAATGTAACTAACTCATGGAGGATTACCCATCTGCCATTCTTGAGCTTCTGCCCAAAGATTGCAGCAGGGGTCAAACCAAAGTCAACTCCTACCTGTAATGGTATAGATATGTCAGACTGTAGCCCGTCCTCGCACATAATACTATCATCGTATTCATTCATGACAGGTTTACCTTCTTGAACGTAGGTATATAATCCCTGTGCATAACATCTTATCCAGTCAACATTCTTACCAAGTAATGTTTGTTCATAGTACCCAGTGGGCAGGTTCTTCTTGTTTTCTGCGAGTGGGTTAGTTGCCCACCAGGTATTTGCTGAGAATACAAAACCATTTGCTTCTGGATTCTCTGGCAACTCGTCTGTGTTACATTCCTCTACAGCACCAGGCTGTCTGAAGAATGACCACTTATATCTCCCTTTCATCTTTTCTTTTTCTGCTAGTCTATACCACCAATGGTCATCATCCATAGGGTTAGTGTCCATGATAATGCCACGCCAAGGGCTTGCACCCCCATCGGACAAAGTTGGATATCTGCCTACCCTATGGGTGAGACCATCTATGACTGCCTTCGGTAATTCTCTAGCCTCGTTCACCCATGCACCTGTCAACTCCATAGACAAAAGTTTGCGGACATCTTTGGGTTGGTCAAGTGCGAGGAAGATTACCTCACAGTCTATACCTGGGGCGTTGTCTCTTGACGGTAGTTTTATGTGATGTGTCAATGGAGGAGACCAACGGAAAGGACCCCAGATATTCTCTGGAAACAACTCTTGCCATGTCTTTATGGTAGTTGTTCTAAGTTCTGGATATGAGTTTCTGACAACAACAAACCGACTATACTTGATGCCATCTCTCGGTGAAGGGACTTGACTAACTGCTTTCAACATTATCTCGGCAGCACAAGCGTATGACTTGCCACTACCTACAGGTCCCATGATACCACGTACAAATGATTTATCTTGCAAGAACTTCCACACCATAGGTGAGGTAGAGAAGTCTAGCTTCAAGTTTGTTATCGCATCACTCATACTCTGTTACATACCTTATGATACTATCTATCTTATCTTGTGTTGCACTCTGCTTCTGGAGCAACAGCCCTCTTACCTTTGACAAAGGCAGACCATTGTTAGTCGCTATCAGTTGGAGACTTATCTTCTTGTTCAGCATCTCCTTCTGGACTATCTGTATCTCTGGCAACTCCATCTTCTTCAATTTCATTTACTGGTTCCACATCTAATATCTGTTCTGGTCCGTGCATCACTATACCAACAACAGATGGTTTGTCCATATCTTCTTGTTTCTCTAGCATACCTGTTGCTTTCGCTAGAGTTCTTAACACCGATACCTTGTCGTGCAACTCTACTTCTAGCTGCGGACCCTCCTTGGTTGGTGTCATCTTTATCTTCTTGATTGCTTTGATAGCCTTGTTTGATATCTCATCTGGGCTTTTGACTCGGACATACCCAGAAGAATCCCAGTCGATAATCTCATCTATATTAGATGTTGCTATGTCAACTAGTTCTTGAGCCACCGCATCTTTGCTGTGGTCCAATATCTCAGACTTCTGGATACGTCTTTGTACTACTCTTACACCACCAAACCTATCTAGGGGTGGCTTGACTACTCTTTTTTTAGAAAGGGATTTCGTCATCAAACTCATCTTCCTTTGCTGGGGTATTGGTATTTCCCCATGCTCTAAAGAATCCGACTATCTCGCCTTTGTTATATTTAGAGGGGTCATCAATCTTATGATATACCTTGATGTCTATAGAGCCAGATACTGGTTCCCTAGTCTTGGTATCATCATCCCAGTTAGAACCTTCCCATACTTCTATGATGTAGTCTCCTGCTGGCATACTGATTGGTTTCATTAGTTTGTAGTTACGATTACTGTGTGTAGGTCCACTCATGGTATTTCCTTTCTTTGATATATATGAGATATAATATAAACCATTTATGAAAATATTGCAAAAAAATTGTGCGACTTCCCCATATATACGTGCATACCCTCCCCTCCCCATATGTGTGTTTTTTTTGGCTCCCGCGTTCTCTGTCTGTACCCGATATGTTCCCTGTATGTTCCCTGTATGTTCACGATATGTTCCGCACGCTATTCAAATTAAATATACGGGGTTTTTTTCGGGATGTTCAGTACACTGATTAATAATGTTCAGTACACTGAACGTCTACCATTTCATGCGATGGGTATTGGTGAACTTGCCCACCAGATTGTCGAACTCATCCCGCTTGGTCTTGGGCTTGCCATCATCCATAAATCTCTTATGGAAATAGGTAATCCTCTTTATGCCATCCATATCCTTGGACCGCCTCCAGTTGAGGGACCTCTCGATATTGTTTAATATCCATTCTTTAGAGTGTCGCTCCAACCATTGAGATACGATTGCCTCATCCTCACCCTTCCAGATAATGACTTGACCAAATTTAGTTTCCAGCATTTTCTTAAATTCATTTATGATATTTTTACTTATAGGGTTTATATAAGTATTATTATTAGTATTACTTATGTATTCTGACTGCATAACTGGTATTCGTTCTGAGTGCATATCATCACTTTCTGGAGGTGGTTTATCAACAGGTTGCTTGTGGATATCATCCCAATCCTTGGCGGTCTGAACTGCTATAGCATCCTGCTCAGTAACTGACTCATCAAATACTATAAAATAAGCATTACTACGCCATGATAAAGCCTTGCTAACTGACCCGCTTTTACTCTTCTTGCTAGCCATCCGAACGTAGCCATATTCTTTAAGCAGTCTAATATGTCTCGATACTGTAGACTGGGTGATGTTTAAATCCTTGGCTATGGTGTTTTGATTGGGGTAGCATACGCCAGTTCGGTTAGCATAATTACACAATGCCAGGAGACATAATAAAGTCTTGGGTCTATGCTGTAGCCTGGTATCGTGAACCGCTCGCTGAGGCACTACACAAAATACCCCTCTAGCCTTCTCCATTCCGTATGTTGTTTTAGAGGTCATAGCGTATCTTTTGGAGATTTTAGTACACCTTGTATACCTTGGGTTAGTTCCTGGCTCTCTATGGTGCTTAAAATCCGTTTAAGATACCATTGAGCCTTCCTCATATCTTCAGACTCTGGGCTACCTACTTTCTTGCCACCCCTGGATAAATATTTAATTACATTACCCTTGAGGTATCCTTTGAACTCTTCGGGGCTGAGTTGACTCTCGATAGCGTCAATAGTCTGGACCTTATTTTGTTTATAATAATCTGGTTCTATCTTACTCATTGACTCTAGCCCCCTGGAGTAGTTCATTTATTTTAGCATCCTCAATGCTGGCGGTGTTGAGTCGGTGAGCCAACCCAGTTTTTATACAGGATATAGTCAGCCCTGCTAGCGTAATTCTTTCGAGTTCCGCTCGTTCTTTTAGTACCTTCTTTAGGTCCCCAGGTAGCTTAAAGAACATAGTTTCTAAATTTTTTTTCATTTTTTTTTCCTTTTTTTTATCGTTTAAAAACAGTAACTTACATGAGTTATCCCCTGTTAATAAACTATGATTTTAAAAATAATTAAAAATATCTCTTGACTATATCTCAGATATCTATAAATTAATACATGAACAATACGAAAACAACATACGAAAGTGAGGTTCAAAAATTTATGACTGATAGTTTGGTGGTTTTAACTTTACATAAATAAAACCTAGTGCCTCTCAAGGTCCCTTTGTAACGATTGGTAAACCTAGATGAGTTTCGAATGAGAAGGAAGCCCCACATGAAGCTACGAAGCGAGCAGGAAATGGCAGTAGGCGTAGCAGTATGTCTCCAGGTGTACGCCTGGACTGATGAGCTGGCAGTACCAGCGAAACATACGAATGGAGATTACTATGAAAAATTTCAAATACAAAACTACTATTACCAGAAACATGGACGATAACATTACCTACATGGTTCACCATGCTACGACTATTGTTACCCATATCCATAACTTTGGAATTATCAGACTCAACAATGGCGGTTGGTTCTCAAAGACTACTAAGGAGAGAATGAACGGTTATATTTCTGATTATGGCTACAGGCTATTCCAAAAGAACTACGATTGGTATGTCCAAAATGTCAACACTGGAGAGGTCCAAGACTATAAGAACAACATGGTCTTGGATACGGTGGCAGGATGAGCATGGATGTATTTACAGCTATGGATATAGTTGATGGAATTGTAGACGTTACAGCCGAGCTTCAGATTGAAGCTTGGCAGTATCTAATTGACAACGATGTATGCTGGACCTTGCCTGGTAGGTATGGTCGTATGGCGGCATCACTAATTGAACAGGAGATTTGCAATGGATAAACAAATGAAAACTTCAGTCTTTGATTGGAAATTAACAACTCAACAAAGCATCAAGCTTATGAAAGTCATGAACGAATTTTCACGTTGTGCAGGAAGCAATGGGATGCACTATGAAATTATATTTGTTAATGTTCTTGAAGTTTTAGGGGAAACAAAACTTACCATGAAAACAAAGTCTATCAATAAGGGTTTTACCACAAGTCATACAGGTGATACCAAATTTTACCCTGTGTTACATTGGGACATTGTTTTGTCAGATGACAAGGGTTTTGATTTTTCCCTAGACCAATGTTCCAAGACTGAGTACATCTCGGAAGATGGTGAAAACCTAGAGAACTGGATGTAGTCTTTTGAAGATACCCCATCAACTCGGTGGGGTATATTGAATAGACTATCCTGTTTATTCTCAACCGCATATAAGGAGATTATTATGCAAACTACTACGACTAAGTTCATGAGCAAGGCGGACATCATCCGTCTCAATGACAAGGCTATCGAACGTAACTTCAATAGAAGTATCGAGCCAGCTTTCTATGAGGACATCCTAATGGATGAGATAAACTATCCGATAACGATGGCTATACCTCACAACCAAGATGCCCCAGATGGTGGCGAGATGAGAGTTCAGATAGCATACCCATTAACTAAGCCCGAGTCCCTCGAGCATTTAGTACCGTGGGAGAGCAAGACGGGTACAGTAATGCTCGACATGACCCCAGAAGATTATGAGTCATTAGATGCAATAACTGTAACAAACTTGAACCATGTCCCGCAGTGGTCATCTTAACAACATGGGGGGCTTCGGTCCCCCAACAACTACGAAAGGAGAGGCTATGAAAATAGTACAAAAAGAACGCCTGTTTTTACAGGAAGTCTTGCCCCTCATTGAGGGCGGGGCGGACACTGTTATCAAGATGAAGAAGGTTAGCAATCTAGCAGACAACGAGCTGAGAATTGTTATACGCTTCGGTCTTGGTAACTGGGTTAGGACTGGGGGTACTAAGTACCAGAGACTGGTAAAGACTAGCCCCAAAACTTATGCAGTTAAAACTCAAGGGAGGTAGTATGAAAGCTAAAATAGAATTACTAACCGCCATCGCTTTGATAGGAAGTGTCTTTGCTATCATCGCCTGGGGTATAGCTATGGCAATCGCTTTGTTCTGGTTCCTATAGAACAATGCTTGACACCATATATATATCCGTGGTATATCTTAATCATGACAACAACCAGAAAGGAAAAATCATGTCAGATAAATTACTTTACGATGAGTATGAGCAGGAGCAACTGTTCATTGAATTAGCTGAGAGCATTGTCTCGGAGTGCGACAGTCTCGAAGAACTTGAGAGCAGGATGCAGGAGCATCGTGAACTCATGAGCGAGAATGTTATACCGAGTGTCCAAGCTTGTACGCTAGACCAGTACATCAACGAGGGACTATCCCACGTTTTCAATGAGTTCTGGGGTGGCTACAATGGATGACAAGGTTCTCGAACTAGCCAAGGCTATGACGTATAACGAGGTAGCTGAGGTAAAACAGAGAGTGGAGTGGCTGGGTTTAATTACCCAGCTACAAAACTTAATCAAGAGCAAACAGCCAGACATCGAGCAGATGATGGCTGAGTATAACAAGCCAACCGAAATCTTTGAACTGTATATGCAATACAATCAAGCGGTATCTAGTATCATTGAGAGCTTGCATAGGAAGGAACAAGATAAGTTGGCTAGACATTTTCATGAAGAACAAGGAGTATAATCATGACACATACGGAAGAAGTAAAACCATCTAAGTCCGAGAGGGTTCAGATGTTATGGGCTAAGATATTCGAGGTCCAGAATAGTGTTAACAATAAACTGGAAGAAGCCAAGGGCAACCGCTTACAGTGGAAGCCAGTGGTTCACTGGAAGGTAACAGGGGCTGTCAAGATAGCCTGCAAAAAGCATAGGTTACTATGTATGCCTGTTGTCGAGAGAACTACACAGGATGGTCAGACAACTACTGCGACTGTCTCGCTAGTGTTAACTGATATCGATACAGGTGAGCAGACCAGCGTAGGCAAGTATGTAGGCTATGGCATGGACTCTATGGATAAGGGACCAGGCAAAGCGGTAAGCTACGCTATCAAGACAGCAATGCTCAAAACATTTATGATGAATGTTGCTGATGATAATGAAGTTGACATAATCCAAAACCCTTGCGAGTATCTGCTCGAAGCCTTACAGCAAGAGAAGGTGGGCAAGCTATCCCCACCAGAGGCAAGGCAAGCTTGGCTATTGAAACATTCAGATATGATAAAGGACTTCAAGGAAGAATGGAAACAAAACAATAGAAACAAGACTAAGACACCAGAGCAAGAATCACTCTATGATATACTGGTTGACTTAAGCAGAGGGTTGGCTGATGAGGAATCTTAATGGTATCCAGAAGTGGATTGATGAGGGGCGTGGCTTCAAGCCACACCTCTCTGCGAGTAAGATATCAACATTCAAGAATGACTTGCCCAGCTTTATCTGTCGGTATGGACTAGGCTGGAAGGACCCATACAATGCCTCGATGAATCGGGGCAACGTATGTGAGAGGTGGCTAGTCAAGGCATTACTGGATGAGGTATCTATTAAGGATGCAGTTACTGAGGCGTTGGTCGAATACAATAATGCCGACAGGCACTACTCAGATGCTAGCCATAACAAGCAGCTTGAATACATTCCTAAGATAATTAACAATGCTTACGAAGCACTCAAAGACTTTGGCAAGCCTACGTTCCCAGAGCAAGGGCAGGAGATGATAGAGACGACTCTCCATAGTGGTCGATACAACTGGGAGGCTAAGATAATAGGTTATCTTGATTTAGTATACCCAGAGTCGGGGCTAGTCGTTGACCTAAAAACTACCTTGAGGATGCCGAGCAAGATGAGCTGGAGTCATGAACTGCAATGGGCATTGTATCAAGATGCCAAGGCAAATCATGACATAAAGTTTCTGTATGTTACTCATCTCAAGAGCGAGGTAAAACAGCCAGAGAGAACCAAAGAAGAGATACTTGCTGAAGCGGAGCAGATGATATCCAAGATGAATTTCTTTTGTTGGATGCTATCTCCTCAACAAGCTAGGAAAGCAATACCGATTGGTGATAACTTTATGTGGGTCAACAACGAAAACAAGGGAGCCTATGATGCTGACTAAAAAACAAAAACAAATCTATGATTATGTAGAAGGTTATATCAACAAGCATAGCATAGCCCCGACTGTTCGTGAGGTCGCTGACTATCATAAGACTGTCCCAAGCAATGCCAAAAGATACCTCGATGCTTTGCATACTGAGGGGTGGATAAATAAATCCATCATGAAAACCAGAGGCT